TGTTTGAGCGTTCGACGTACTTTGCAAGCACGCTTTTTACTATCTGGTCTTCTACTTCTTGTTTCATAGGAAATTATATAAGGTGTTAAAATACTCGCGGCATAGTTCTACGCGCTCTTTGATTTCGGCTATTACTTGTTCGTCTTTTTCTACTTTAAAGACCTTCACACGGCGGTTGTCGGGAATGTGGTCGAATGAATGGCGCTTTAACACCTCGTCGCGTAGTTCTTGGCTTTCATCCATAAGTCTAGCGTTCCAATGAGCGCGGCGCACTTCGTCTTCAATCATATCCACGGGTGTGTTGACTAGGCAATAAACTAGCAAAGCTTCGGTCTTACCCGTCAATTCCATGTAGCCTTGCAATTGGTAGTAATAATCCTTTGTAGGTATTTCGGTAGCAAAAAACGGAAATGTAGTAGCATCCCAAGAACTTTTCACGTCCAAAAGTATATCGTTCGTGTTTACGTCTGGCGTTCCCGTTAAGAACTCGTTTTCAAAGTGTTCATGGTTCTTATATAAGAAACCTAATTCTAGCGCGTTTGAGGCCATTTCTATGGCTTCGTCTTCTACTAGGTTACCTTTGTCGGTGTAACGGCTTGAAAACGTCTTAATAACGCCGTATTTCGCACGCAGCACTTCTTCTTCTATGTATGTCTTTGCGGTTTGGCTTAATAACTCCCCCTTTGTACGGGGGGATGTCATTATTTTACCTATGGCAGAACATCGAATTTTGAAAGTCTTCATAAGGCGTTAAGCATATCAATTTGTCCATCGGTTAATTCAAATGAAGCCTCTAGCTTTTCGCGGGTATACTCACCTTTTGCAATAGCTTGCACCGCTGCGCTGAAACGCTTTTGGTCTATTGGCTTTTTCTTTGGTTCGTCTTTTACTTGTTCGCCGCTTGCATCGGTGTCTTTATCCGTCACAAGTGCAAGGCAGCTTGCCAATGCGTAGCGACGAAAGTAGGTACAGCCCGAGCCGAAAGCTTGGTAGTCGTTTTGGCCTTTGAGGCTAACGCTAGGAATAGCTATCTTACTTTCTAGGGTTTCGCCAGTCTCAGCGTGAAAAATGATAGTGATTAGGTAATTTTCACCGTCTTTGGTGTCTAGCATTTGGGTAAAGCCTAGCCCGTGTTTTGCTAGTAGCGGGTTAATTACTTTAAAGATCGCGGGTAAGTCGCTATAAGAATAGCCAAACCCTTGCGTTCCTTTGTGAATTACTGGAACTTCTTGCTGAAAAGCCGCAAGCGCTTTAAATAAATGTTTCATAACTTGTTGTTTTTAAGTGTTAACTATATGCAAATATATAAAGATATTTCAATATACAAACTTTTTAAGTAAATTTTTTCACGTTTTTTAATTTGGTGGTGTAAGTGTCACTTTTGAACACCCAGTCGCCGTAGTCTATTTCACCCTCTTTTTTAAGTTCGGCCATTTTGTAAAATTCGTCTTTTGGTAGGTAGCCAATAATATAGCCGTATTTCATGTCTTGGGAAACGCTACACCATAGATAAAAGTCTGTTTCTTGTTTGGTATTGAACGCGCTTATATTTAGGTTGAAGTCGTTTGTAGGCTCTTTATCGGTTCGTATGGTCTTAACGTCAATTTTTTTTCCGTTTATTTCTAGGTCGTTGTCGTAACTACCTACGTATTGCACGGGTTTGTTTATTGATCGCAAAAAGTGCATAGCAATAACCTCACCTAGCGCCCCGTAAATTTGACTTTCGCCTTGCGTTATTGAATTTGTTAGCGCCTTAAAGTTGTAAAGCTTTTGCGCTTGTGAAATTTGCTCGTCTGTAATTTCTATTTTTATCATGGTATTTGTTTTATTTTTTTCTTGTATACTTTTATTAGTTCTTTAAGTTCTTCGACGTCCCAGCGTTTCTCTAGGTGCGCTCGGCCTTGTAATTCAATCAATTTGGCCGCCCCTATGCGTTGTTCTATGCCTATTTGGTAGTTTAGAAGGTTGCCACTTAGAAAAGTGTTGCAATGTTCGCATTGTAAATGCACGTTGTCTTCGTCAAAACGCACGTTTGAGTGGCCGCCTTGGCTGTAATAGTGGCCCGCGTTCTTTTTCTTTGGCGGTTGGTTGCAACTTATGCACGGCTTACCATCGTCGCGTGTTCGTATGTAGGTATTGAATACTTTTTGCGCGTCTTTAAGCCAGTCTGTTGTCGTCTTTAGTTCGGTTGTCCATTTCTTTTTCGTGTTTTTCCACGCGGCGGCTTTGGTTTCTTGTACAAAGGCCCTAACGCATTCGTCTTTTAGGCAGTATTTATGGTTGAAGCGTATAGGTTCAAACTTGTCTTTGCAGTTTTTACACCGTGGCATAGTCAAAAAGATTAAGCGGTGTTTTATTTATAATATGGCTAGACCATTGTAAGGCCATTGCCTGGGCTATGCCGTCAAATGTTTTACTTCTTAATGTTCTACGTTCTTCGGGTGTCTTCGCTTGTTTAAGCGCGTCAAAATACCACTTCGGTTGCCGCTTTAACTTTCCGTTATTACCTATAAATTCTATAAATTCACCTTTACCTACAATTTTGGTCGGTTCTAGAGTTGGTAAGTTAAACAACCAAAGACAAGTGCTTTTTTGGGCTTCGTCGCCAAACTGCCAAGGGTTTATTATTTGAGTTGGTCTAGCTATTTCCGAACTTATAACCGAAATAGGGTTTTCGATAGCTTTATATTTTATTGGTGCGTCCATTAATTTACGAACAAAGTCTAGCGCTTCGCTTTGGTTAGTGTGGCGTTCTTCGTTTTTACTGCCGTCTTTATTGTAAAACCAACGTGCGCCGCTAACTGCTAGGTAGGTGCAAGGCGGGTGCGCTATCATTAAGTCCCAACCCTTTTCAATTACTTGAAACACGTTTTCTTGGTAATGCCATTCTGGGCGGCCACCACTACACGGCAATAAGTCGCAGCTATACGCCTCATGACCTAAAGCCCTAAAAGCTTTTGTTACCGCCTGGCTTTCTTCGCACGCTATTAATACTCTTAACTTTTTCATGATCAAAAATTACTTGTTTTTAGTTCCATTTCTAGTTCTTTAACCCGTCGCGCTAGTTCAATGTTACGACTAGCTAGTACCGTGTTTTCACGGCTTAAACTTACCGCGTGTTCGTGTAGTCTAGTGAAAAACGAAACCGCCTCTAGTAGTTCTTGTTCGCTTTTCTCAGCGCCTTTAATGTAGTCCGTTGCTTCGGGGCGTGTTTTTAGTATTTGCTCGCGTGCGGTTTTTATTCTTTGCTGAATAGCCCAAAGGTTAGCCCGTGTTTTTATAATTTCAAGTCCTAGTTCCATTAAAATAGTTTTTGTTGGTTAGTATGGTTCTTAATTCTTTGGATCGCTTTTTCGTAGTATTCGGCGTCAAGTTCACAAGCTGTTAAGTCGAACCCATAGTCATGACAAGCTATTGCAATACTGCCAGAACCTAAATGAGTGTCAAGTATTTTGTCGCCTTGTTGCGCAAATTTCTCAAGGCAATAAGCATAAAGATAAACTGGTTTTTGTGTTGGGTGAAACCTCTCCTCTTGACCTTGCGTTCTTTTTTTAAAAATTTGCGCCACTTTATCAAATGAAAGCCAAGCATATTCAGCCATTGCAAAACTAATGCCCTCTGGTTGACCTTTATCCCAAATTAAAAAACATTTGTTTGGAGGTAAATTAAAATAATTGCCACCCCAAATAATTTGATTTTTTGAAACCCTAAATAATTCTTTAAAGTAGTCTTCGTCTGGAGTATTCATGTCCCAATTCCCATTTTTATTTTCATATTTTTTAAAACGACCTCCGCTATTAACTACTGCCTTACCTAATCCATAAGGCGGGTCAACTATTGCCAAGTCAAAATAGTTGTCGGGGTAACGTGCCATCAGCTCCATGTTATCCTCGTTTGTTATTGTTATTTTATCGGTTAATTTCATTTTAAAAAGGTGTTTCATTAGCCAGGCGTCTAAGCTTTTCGCTGGTTGTTAGTATTTCGTTTGTTTGCAGTTTGGTTTGTTGTTCGCGTGGGCGTAATTCTTTAAGCGCGTCTTTGTTTTCAATTACAAAGCCTAGGCCTTGGTTAAATTCACAAAAAATAAAGTCTTCAAACCCAGTAATTGCCCCGCCCGTTTCTTGGTCTTTAATCTTTTCGGTTGTTACTAGGGTTACGTACTTCATGGTATCGTGTTTTACTAGCCTATGTACTACTATCATGTCGTCGCATCGGTTCAAAAATGCTTTACCGCCTTCAATGTGGTCTTTCATTGGCGGTTTAAGATGGCCTTTCCACATGTGATTATCTGGGTAAATGTTACCACTACGTCCGCTTTCCGTATTTGGGTGGGTGTTTATGTACAAAGTTTTTCCAGTTTCGTTGCAAAATTGGCGGGCGTCGTTTAGAAACTTATAATTACCCTCGTAACCCATTTGGCGGTCCAAGCCCGTGTAAGGGTCAATTAAACAAGCGTCGGCGTCCGACTTGCGAAATAGTTCGAATAGTTCGCTAGGTTTGTATAGCTTTGAGTTGTCTATGAATTCAAAGTATTGCTCTAGGTATGCCGTGTAGCTAGATATTTGGCGCTCGCTTAATTGCTTAAATGGTTTGCCCGAGTAAATTTGCACCATGTCGCGAAGAACTTGCCAGTATTGGTTTTCACCAGACCACATTACAAACTTTAATTCGTGTTTAAGTGCAAGGGTAAGAAAATACCAATTGATCCAGTACGTTTTTCCGACGTTGTCATGTCCTAAAATAATGTTTAGTTGTCTAGGCTTGTATCGCAAATAGTCGTCTAGCTTAGTGCCTATGCCTAGCCCTTGTTTTATTTTGCCGTTCTTATAGTCGAAAAGCTTTTCTAGGTGTATTCCTTTACTTAACATAACCTAGTTTTTTAGCTTGTTCATAAAGTGGGTCGTTTACCATTTCTATTTCGTCTTTTGGTTTGGCCCAACGTCTTACTGTGGCTTTCCAGTCTTTCATATTGTTTTTACCTACTTTCCAACCGTTGCTATCGTAATAGTCTATAAATGTTTGGGCGTTTAGTTGTAAGTTTTTTTCTTGGCAATAGGCGTTAATTTCTTGAACACTCGGGCGCGTAAATATATTCTTTATTTCTTTATATTCTTTAGTTGTTGCCCTTTGTGTGCCTTGTTGCTTGCCCTCTTTACCACATTCTACTTGCAGTTTGTCCCATTTTACAAGGCTTATAGCTTGCCATTTGTTTGTCGTGTAGCGTGCCACTTCTTTAGAGGCCTCAAGCTTAGCCATTGCGGTACGTGTCTGCTTAACCGAAAGCCCTATTTCTTTGGCTAAATTCTCCCAACTGGTAACGCATGAACCAGCTTTTATTGTTTGCCCTTTCCACGTCTTGTCTTCGTAGTTTACAGACAAAAGCAAATGAACAAGCAAACGCGTTGCGTTGTGGTCGTCGTACCATTCCCAGTCTTTAAGTGTTTTGTGTAATTTAATCCATCCGCTCATCTGCAACATTTTTAGGATAAAAAAAAGCCCATTAAGTTTCGTGGTTGCAGCACTACTCCTCAATGGACTTTCAATAATTTTTTACATGGGTCTGCAACACCCTTACAAATATAACGTTTATTTTTCTAAAAGGTTGCTTTCAGCTAAAAGTTTTTCGTAAACACCTAGCTTAACACGTCGTCGAATACGTTTGAAGTCGCGAATAGTTCGGGCCTCTATAATGTCCGTTTTTAAGTCCCGTTTTTTAGCCGTGCTTTCTTCTGGAAATATCAATACGCTACCCTCTAGTTGTTGTTTGAGTTGTACTGTTTCGAACTTGTAGTCTTCGTCGTTATAACCCATTAGGT